ACGTCTTGTGCGGTCTGAATAATCAGGCCGCCTTCGCCATCAGCGTGTGCAACAGATTTGCGAAATTCAGGGTTTTCCATGCTTGAAATTCTATCAGCAATGGGGTAAAGAAAAAAGCCCCGACCTTTTGGGCCAGGGCTTCTTTTAGCTCGCCTTAGATCAGGAGAGGTCGGCCACGATGCCGTGAGCAGCTTCGTTCTTGACCTCAAGGGTCAATTCGGCCAGCAGTTGGGTCATCTCGCTGTCGCCAGTCTTAGCAAGTTCGTTCGTTTGGAACGGACGCAGGTAAGCCACGGCGGCCATGTCGGGATCAACCACAAAGGCGGTTTCGTCGCAAGCGTTGGTGCTGTTCATAAAGCGGTTAGGAACCACGGAAACAGTGCCAAAGTCGCTCAGGTACACGTCAGCAGCGCCAACGATGGTGGTAGGCTCGTTGGAAGGTGCCATGTAACGCTGTGCAGCGATACCAGCGAAAGCCGAGACGGTCTGCTTGTGGGCAGGGTTCACCATCAAGATTTTCGGAGTGCCACCAGACTGGTACACCTCTTTGATGACAGTCTTCAGAATGTCTTCAGTAAAGGTGCGGTCAGTACCATCGGTACGGGCGGTAGTGCCAGAAGCGCCAGCCGAGCCACCCGAGCCGAAATCGCCGTTGGTAGCCAGCCATGCTTGCAGGCCACCCAGGGTACGGGCGGTGCTGGAGTTGCCGTTGGAGGCGACTTGGTTCGACAGCAGGGTCAGTTCAATGTCGCGCTTGATTTCGGCGGATGCCTTGGCCAGTTGGTAAGCCTTTTCAGACTTGCGACCAGCTTTGTCCACAGCTTCCAGAGTGCCAGAAATCTTCACGGTTTTCTGGAAAATCTGGGTACGGTTGCCGATACGGGTCGTGGGCGACATGGTAGCGTCAGAGGCGGTAGCGCCTTCAACAGCGGCGTTGCTCAGGCTAGCGGCGGCCAGGCTGTCGGTCTGCCACTCGTGGTAGATGGCCGTAGCTTTGGTTTTGCCGATAGACGACATGAACGGGGTGTCGGTGGGGGAGATGTTATAGATAACATCCGACAGGTCTTCACGCTGACCAATAGCGGTGTAGGTTTGATAGGTTGCCATGTTAAAAGCTCCAAAAAATCAAAGGAATCGTTCAAATGCTTTGGCTGCGTCTTGGACTTTGCCGGTTTGACGCAATCGCTGCATAACCTGTTTTTCCTGTGACGACTGTGCAGGGGGCGCAGAAGTTCCAGATTTAAGCATCTTCGGAGCCTGTGAAACCTTTTTCTGGATTTCAGGTTTCGACTTCTGAAGCTGCTCAAACTTCATTGCACGATACAAAGTCACCACAGCGCGATGGTCATACACGGAACTGAGTTCTTGATCTGACCAACCTTGGGATTTCGCATATTCGCGTATTTGTTTGCGAATATCGTCACCTTTCGGCGTGGACAGCTCTGGAATCAACGTATTGAGCTTTTCAGCTTCCGACTTGATATGGTTTTGCAGTGCCTGCTGTTGATCCGCTTGTTGCTGTTGAGCAATGCGGTTTTGTTCAGCGCGTACAACTGCAAGTTGTTTATCGCGTTCGGTACGTTCAGCGACCTTCACGGCATAGCCGATCGGGTCGGTTTCCTTAAGAACTTCCAAGTTCTCACCCTTGTTTTGTTGGCTTAGGAATTGATCCAGTGCTTGCAACTTTTGGGCGTATGCTTGTCGCTCTTGTTTCACTTGCTCTAGGTGTTGGCGTTCAGCTTCAATCGCCTTACGCTGTTCAGCCAGAGCCTGAGACTTTTTCGTGTAATCTGCGGTTCGCTGGTATCCATTGATAAGTTCATCAATCTCTACCTCGATTTCCTCACCGTCCACCTTGGCCTTGTATTTAGGCTTTGGTTGTTCCTCTACTACTTCTTCCTCCGAATACTCGGGTTCAGAATCGGCAGAATCTTCTACGATTTCTTCAGCAGCTTGGATTTCTTCTTCAGGTTGGCCGTTTTCGGCTCCCGAATCGTCACCCATCAAACCAAGAAACGCAGAGGCGGCTTGATTCACGTTCAGGCTTTCACTCCCTTGCGGGTTGGTGTTTTCCATGTGTTATCTCAAAAATCACTGGAACCGCCAGCTCGGGTAACTTTCGTTACAGAATCTTCCATTTCTTCTCGCGGATTTGCTTTTCAGCAGCAATGCTTTGCAAGTGTCCGACGATCAGATCAATCGTTTTGATGGTTCGATAAGCGTCTTCGCGCTCATCAATACCATCTGAATTCGTGCTCAATATAGCACTAATATGCTGATTTTTCAAATCATCAATGACTTTCTTGAAAAAGTCATCGTCTAAGAGGCGCTTTGCCCATTCAGCTACTGTAATTTTGTCCACTCTGAATCCCAGAAATTATGTCTGCAATTGAAATAGGTTTGCCGTTTATCTCGCCAATAACGTCATTCACGCCAATTTGATAGGAAACTTCAGGAGCTTGAAACGCAGTCATCATTGCGTTTACTTGTGGCGAAATGATAGGCTGGTTCAGCGTGTTTATCAACGAAGACAGATTGACTGGATTTTCCCATTGAGTTCCACGCAACAATGCGCGTGATCCAAAATCAATAGGCGCAGATGGCGCAAAAGCCATGCTGTATTCTGGAGATTTCCACTCAGCAGGGACAGGAAGAATCGGGTATCCAGATTGCTCAGAGTTATCTGAAATAGCATTAACTACAGCGCCAGCAGTCAAGGCACTTGCAGCCAATGGAGCTAATGCTTTTGCTACATCTAGCGCGGCCAGTTTCCCAGAAATGTCCTCGGTAACTTGTGCTGGTTCTTGTGTTGTAACACCAGAATCTGGAACAGGTTGATTGATGAAAGATGCTACATCACCAAGAACAGGAATATAGGCATCAGGAATAACACCAGATTCCGTTAATGTTCCACCAGAAACAGGAACAGTTATTCCTTGACCACCACCCATTGCATCAATGTTCGGCGCAGTTGGCATGACCAGCTCAAAATTTGTTTCTGGCACTGGCAAAGAATAATCAACAGGCTGATTTACAACATCAATCACTTCATTGATTGTTGGGGCCTGAATACCTTGCGCCCCCATGTCTTGCACAACAGGAGCGCCGATGTTCAGTGAGTAATCAGGCGTGAAAGTCGTATCTGATACTTGATAGCTAGGCTGTTCAGCGGCTATTACATCAATAACATCTTGCGATGTTGGAAGATCGGCTTCATAAGAAGTTCCAGGAGCGATGCTGTTAATGTAATCTTCTGCAAGTGCTAGTTTCGCATCACTGACAGCACCAGACAAAGCACCAGATAGTGCGCCTTGTGCGAAGTCGCCACCTTGCAACTCAGACAATGCGCCACTTGTCAAAGCATTACCAACTGCTTGTGATCCGACAGCTTCAGTAACAGCAGGATTAACAACACCACCAAGCAAAGAACCAGCGCCAGAAGTCAAAGCACCTTGTAGGAAATCACCACCTGAAGCCTCAGACATTACCCCGCCAATGACAGCATTACCCAGTGCTGTTGCAGCAGCTCCAGACGCGCCAAGAGCAGATCCAATAGCCGAACCAAGGCCAGGAACAGCAAACGAAAGCGCCAGCGATGCAATTGGCAAGATTGATCCCAAATCGCTAGACGATGCGCCGGTGGTGTAGAAATATGGATTGCCAGCAGAATCAAACTGGACGCGATAACCAGTATTGCCAGAGCCCGCAAAAGTGCCGCCCCAAGCGTTACCAGTCTGGCGCTCTCCGTATGTGGACGGTACAACTTGGCCTGTTACTTTGTTTCCATAAACAGTCTCTGTTATTGGAACTGACGCTGCATAGTGCGGCCCTGTGCCAAAGCCATGGCTAACAGTTCGCTCGGTTACAGTTGATGGGTCAACATATGTTTTCCCGATAAGTACCATTTCACCATTTTCTGGAACGTATTTAGGTATGTAGTACCGACCAGTAGGCCTAGCGTAGCCAGTATCTTCAAATCCTGGATATGAAGAATCGGTTTCAGCCAAAACCGTCTGTTGACGAGTGCCTGTTACCTTTTCAAACTGCCCAAACTGATTGATGTCAGTAATCCCGATACTGTCCAAGATTCTCGCCATATCAGCGGCGTTTGCCTCGGCAGACCCAAAACCCTCGCCCGACCATTTACTGGTCGTGTTTTGAGCAAGAATTTGCTGTTTTAGGGTGTCAATTGACATACATTACCCCGGAATTTCTACGTTAGACGAAATGCCAGCGCCGATCTTCATAGCCTTGAGCTGAGCTTCGGCTTGGAATTCCTCTTGTTTCAGCGCCATTTGTGCGCGGAATTTCTCTTGTTCAAGCTGAAGTTTTGCCATTTCCTTCTCGCGCATCAGTTGCAATTCCAACTGCGCCTTTTCTCTCTGAAGTTGCATTTCAGCTTGCATCTTTTGCTGCTGAGCCTGAATATCGGCTTGAGTCTTTGCCATTAGTGCCTGAACTTCAGGAAGCATTTGAGGCTGTTGCGGAGGAGGATTCGACAGCGCCTGGTCAATCTCAGGCGTAATCGGCTTAAAGAACTCTGCGGAATCTTTGAATCCAGAGGCTTCCACAAAACGACCAAGAGTCGAGCGATACTGACCCATAGAAACAAGCGGATTCGCAGGGCCAAACTGCGCAAGCATTTGCTCCTGCTTGGCCAAGACCATTTGAAGCATTGCCATTTGCTGGTCACGGTTGCCATTGCCCAATCCTACGTTGATAGACATGTCGTATTTGTTTGCCCATGTGCGTGGGTCAACAGAAACGTAATCGCCACGCAGACGAATGATGCGCTCTTTGTTTTGGTACTTTGTGACCAAGTGCAAGATGCCCTCAAACAGCTCTTTAACACCGCCTTCAGCGAACAGACGGGCGATAAGTTCAATCTTGCCTGCACCTGCTTGCTGCATTGAGGCAACGGCGGCGGCGGTCACGTTTTGCAGGATGTTTGCATCAAGACCTTGCGACATGGCAGTAACGCCAGTGCGCTTTGATTGAACCTCATCCAGATACTGAAGCATCGGGAAAGACTGACCAGATACGTTCTGAACAGCCAACTGACCAATGGCCTGTGGAGACTTCACACGGATCACACCGCCAGCGGTAGAAGTCAACAGATCATCAAGGTTAACCTGTCCGTCCACAGCCCATGTGCGAGCGTCATTTGTCAGATACAGGTTATCCAGCATCTGACGGGTAACAGTGGTCTTAATCAGTTGCAGGTCGGTAGTCCGATCAGCCAGCGAATTGCCAAAGAACTTATGGGGAATCGGGATCGGGCAGATGCTGTAAAACGGGATGTAATCACACTCCTCGTTGCTCAGAATCTCATTTCCAGCGTAGAACACCTGGCGCAGTTCAGCGATGCCATCACCATTCTCATCGTGCAAGATGTAGCATTCAAAGACCTCAACTTCCTGAAGCGCCATTTCCTCGGATTGAACGTCATACGGCTGTTCACCGGGCGAGAAACGAACCACGCGCTCGGGCGTGTATGCCAATGCGTCACCACTCGGCAGGGCCTCCACTTGCTTGCGGTCAAAGCCCATTGCGATCAAGTCACTGCGGCGAATCTGACGACGATGTGCGACAAAAGGCGCAGCGCGTGAACCACGGATGGCCACGCCTTGCTTGGAAATCAGGAATTCTTCAGGCGGCACGTTTTCAATGACCACCTTCCCCGATTCTTTCGTCTTCTTGATCTTTACATCATTGAGATTGAAAGTCGGAACTTCACCGCCAGCCGCTGTAATGGCATCGGCCATTGCCGGATCAATAGCGGGAATCTGTCGGACATTCTGCGACACGACCTCGATTTCCGGGTCTTGCAGCATCATTGCCAATTCATCGTCTGTTAAGCCTTCATATTCCTCTTTGGAAATGTCGGTCTTGTCTTCCCAATATGCCTTAACAATACCGTTCTTTTGCAGCAAAGCGTCAAAGAACCAATCCCGCATGATTGTTACGCCAGGATTGTCGCGCAGGAAGATGTAGTTCAGGTAGTCGGTGGCTTGTTTCGCGCCAGCTTCATCACCAGGGCCAGAGGGGTCAGCCACGACGATCTGGTCAGAGCCGGTGAAGATTCGCAGCAGAGCCGGTAGAGCGCCATCAATGGCTTCAGCGACTTCACCAGTTACTACTTGGCTTCGGCCTTCAACCTCATTCCCGAGGGGCTGACGCAAGTAATACTGAAGGGCTGTTTTGCGTTGATCTACCGTTTCGGATTCAACGTAGCCGATAGAGTCGTCAATTGCTGACTGAATCGCGGCTTTCAGGCTGATTTGGCTCATCTTTAACCTTTGGCGGTCTGCCCATCTTGGGCTTTGGCTCTGATTCTAACCTTTTCAGCGCATTTTCCAAGAAAATCACGCGTTTTTCAAGTGCTGCAATCAATGCAATCGGGTTTTGCCCTTGCGGTACGAGATACATTTAAACCACCCATTTCTTCGGTTGATTGATAGATTTGCCCCAGGTCGATGTGTTTTCATCGAGTCCAACAGCCACATACCGGAAAGCATCGGCGGCGTGTGAGTGCTGGTCGTGCAGGGGCTTGTTTGAGAACATCTTTGTGTTCGGGTCTACGTCATAGCGGTAATGGCGCAGGTTTTGCATCCCGTCAGCGCAGTTTGTCTCATGGATAAATGCCCTGTTTAGCAGCGTTCTGGCGGCGTTAATACCGTCAGCCACTGACAGTTTTGGCGTAATCCTGACTGGTTTTCCCATACCTTCAAGAATGTCCTTGACTGATTTTCCAGTCATATTCTTGTTTTCGGCATCGTGAGGCAACCACCAGTCCTTGTAAACATACCCCTTGTTTTCAAGAACATGAACGTAATGGTCAATGGTTTTCTGGCAGTTTTGGTAGAAATCCACGATTCTCACCTCACCACCAGGAATGGTCTGGACAAACCATATTGAGGTCATATCAGCCCATCCAATATCCCAGAATGTGCTGACAGCAATGGATTTATCAATCGGGAAATCCTTGATTCGGCTTTCCTCTTGTGCCTTCCTGATCTCATTGGCATACACCGCACCATCAAGCATTTGACGTGTGTGGCCTTCCCAGACGTTCAAATAAGCGTCAGGGTCTTTGGATTTGAGTTGGTCTAGTTCCTCGCGTAGAACGTCAGGAAACCAAGGGTTATCGTCCCAGTTCACCTTACGGACAATGGCACTGGTAGGAGGATTGACCACAAACCGCTTGTAAGTCTCGTCTGTGTCCAAGTCCGGGTTGAACGTCACCCAAATCTCAGAGCCAGGCTTACGGATGGTCGGAATCAGCGTTTCCCATGAGGTTTTGGATACCGCCTGTCCTTCCTCGATCCAGCAAACATCAACGCCCTCGAATGATTTGATAGAGGTGACATTGTGCTTTAGACCGGCAAAGCTGAATTCAGAGCCGTTCTTTCCATAGATCGCGCTTCGCTGAACGTCAAAGAAGTTATCCAGCCCCATTGCCTTTACTTGGTCGGCAAGCAAGGCAATCACAGAATCAGAGATGGAATTCTGCAATTCCCGCGCACATAGAACCCTAATAGGGTTTTGCACTGCTTTTGCGATCAATGCCCGAGCCACACCCCAAGACTTCCCCGATCCACGACCTCCATAGAGAATCTTGTACCGAGAAGGCTGGAACAGAAAATCTAGCTTTTCAGGGAAATCTAGTTCAAGTTCCATCAGGACGCTTCAGTTTAATAGCGATGGAATGAACTACGTTGATTGGATCATCCCCACCAGATAGCTCTACTGAACTAAGGTCAGGAATGGATTTACGCAGCAGGATTTCAATTGCCTTCATGCGGGTAGGTGTAATTTCACCCACACCACTAAGTGCGTGATCTTGCAAGACATTTATTAATTGACTTGCTTGGATTTTGCGGCGCACATCGTCTTGATGTGTCCTTCCGATTGGTCTACCGACTTTTGCCATTTTTGAATCCCTTTCGGGTTGTTCAATGTTAGTGCAGACTTACATCTGCGGGTTGGTGCTGGATGTAGGAATCGAACCCACAACCTACCGCTTACAAGGCGGGTGCGCTACCGTTGCGCCAATCCAGCTTTTATGGGCCTAACAGCCCTCTTTCAATGATTGTACCTTCTGGAGTCATATAGATCATTTTCTTTGGCTCTACATCAAATCCATATCCTGTTTTTCCAGTGTATTCAAACGGGTAATTTTGTAGTCGTTGCTCTGGAGTCAAATCCATGCGCCGTTGCGTTAATCTTGCCTCGGCCTCACCCATTAAATGACCATAAGCGTCCATTGGATCAATTTGGGCGGTTGATACAAGTTGGTTTCGTTTTTCAATCAGAGCATCGTATTGTTCTCTCAGACCTGCTTTTTGCGCTGAAGTTGTTGATGGATCATCCATCCACTTAACAATATCGCGCATTTCATCATTCAGCGATCCGATTTCGTCAAATGCTTTTTGCTTCATTGCGGCAAAATCTTTTGCAGAACCACCAACTGCGAAATTAGATTTTTCTTGAACTGCGTGTTGCAATTCATGGAGCATAGTTGATCTTGCTTCATTTGATGGCAAGTCTTCTCTTACATGAAACATTGTCTTACCACCAGACTTTGACATTGCACCTCTGGCAGTCTTAGTGCTTGGCATTAACTGTGTTTCCATTGCCATCAAGTCTGGATACGCCCTTGTAAGCTCAGGATGTACGAAAACATCTCCAACACTTGTTGCGTATAGTTGGTTTCCAGTTCGTTCTGCGCCTTTTGTGTAAGCGTCCATAATGGTTTCACCATAAGTGCCACCACCTTTCATGGATGATCCAACATCACTTATTTCTTTCTTCCACTCTCCATCAACACCTTTACCAACGCCAATTTCTCTCCAGACTTCTTGCTCTGTTTTACCACTTTTGAGCATTTTTGATGCCTGAAATGCCTCATCTTTTGTTGCTGGAATGAAAATATGGCTGCGGCTACCTGTTGCCAGATCACCCAACAAACTAGCTGGCATCCCGCCACGTTCCATGATCTGCGGAACCATTCTTTCGGCCATGCGCTCACCAGCACGACCAGCAGCCATTGCTCCACGCTCTGCGACTCTTGCCGTACCAGCAGCGGCAGGAAGAAGCGTCATTGCGGCTTCTAGCACCTCTGGCCTGACTTGTGTGGTCATACCCCTACCAGTAGTCAGCGGCTCGCCGTAGGCCACTCGCTCCATTGTTTGCTGAACAGCGGGAACACCCAAGAGATTCAGCAGGATTTCAGCAGGAGGATTCGCATAACCACCAGGGGCAACAGCAAATTGTTGCGCTTTTTTCAGCTTATCAGCCAGCAATCCCAGAATCGGGTACTGCATTGGTGTTGAACGAATCCCATCCATTTCACTTCCCCTTGCGCTTCTTTGCTTCGCTCATAGCAATCGCAACTGCCTGGGCGCGTGTCTTTACCTTGTCGCCAGAGGAAGACTTCAGCTTGCCTTCCTTGTACTCTGACATGACTTTGCCAATTTTCTTGGCGGCTTCAGTCAGTTTCATTTTTTGGCTTTCGGTTTTGAGAACTTGTAGGCCATAGACTGCCAGCCCTTGGATTCGGCATGTTTCTTGGCTTGTTCGGCCAGCTTTTTGGCTTGCTTGACGTTAATCGGCGTCTGATTCGTTGTTCCCATTGCTCTCTCCGTTTTCGTAGCCTTCGCCTTCTTCCTTGAACTCAGCCTTTTCCCAGGCTTGGCAAGTACGCAGGTTATGGCAGATAAAGTCGAATTTCACACAGAAACCACGGCCACCGCCGTCTTTGTCGTATGCGTCTTCAGGGATGGACTCCATTTGAGCCAGCATATCGGGCTGGTCGTTGAAGTATTCGCAGTTGGCGCACAGGTTACGTTTGGCCTGATCCGGGGAGATTCTCCACACAGTAGCGAGTTTTCGCCAATAGTCGGTGTTAGGCTGGTTGACCTTCTCGGGGCCGAGCATCCAATGCGTTTTGACGAACTCACGGTTTTTCGTCAGTTCTTCGGCGTCTAGCTCAGGCGTTTCAGCCTCTAGCGTAATTTCAATGTCAAGAAGTCCAGCCATGAATTGCTCCAGTTTGGTCAATTTTACCACCCTACCACATTGTTGACCATAAATCTATTAGGGAAAGTCCCTAGTTGATAAGTCTGTGGACAAGCTCATAATTGAGCCATCAACAACCGGAGAATCGTATGAAAGAAGCAATCCTTGATTTTGGCTTGGCAGTGGTTATCGGTCTGACATTCACTGCATTTGCCCTAGAATACTTTGACGTTCTTGTTATGTAAGAACTTCCACCTCTGAAGACCTTGAGCGTAGTTTGCTCAGGGTCTTTGCAATTTGCCTTTCATATTCCTTACGGCT